ATCGTGATAGTTGCACAGAAGCAGGAACCGAAGCCCGAACCGAAGAAGACGCAGACAAAGACGGCAAAGAAACAGAAGAGTATGGTGGATACGGATGATAATAGCCGCTGATGTAGGCGGAGACCTAACTGCCTTGAAACGCGTAACTGATAGCAAGCGCAACTGGATGGTCTTTGTATCAGCAGACTCCCTCCTCGTCAAGAAGACTGCTGTACCCGTACTGCGGGCAGCGTCGGAAATAGGTGGAGTGATAGACGATAAGAGGGCTAGCCCGTACTTTCTCCGCAAGCTAGCCGAGCCGCTCAATACCGGTTGGTGGATAACAAACCTGTTTATGTGCGAGGGGGAGGTCAAAGATAGGGAAGACATTCACGAGAAGCTGCAGGCAAACGTTACTAATGATGTTATCTATAGAATAGGCGATAGCAATGCGCTACGTGCCATATCTATGGACTCTCCTGTGGCGGTGACACCGGGGTTACTGTATGACCGTATGGGGCCGTGGGAGTTAGCAGGCAGGCGGGTATGGATACATGGCGGTTCTGCAGTAGACCAGTGGAAAGTGTTCGCAGAATTACTGGTTGCAGGTATCGGGGTAGAGGGGATAGTGTTCGACAGTGCGTTCTGGCGGAGGAAGGCTGACCAGAGGTGGACAGTCTGTCGCAATATCCACCAGTGGACGCGTGAGTTCCGTAACAAACCGGCCAAGTGTGCTGTGGAAACGTTGAGGAATGTATATGACTTCTGGAGAGAAATCCGCGCCAGCCTCGGTGAAGTTTGATAGGAGTGCGAAGAAGGGGTTGCACGGGTATCCTAGATGGCCCTACAATTCCCACGAGTGGACTAATACTGTGGTGGGGGCGGTTATCGGATGTGAACTGATGGGCCACGCCTTTGGTGAAGACGACATGTGGATAACTCCAGAGGTGGCAGGTATCGTCACAGGAGTACCGGCAAGGAACATTGAGCTGCGATGTTGGGCCAGACATTTCGGTATGAAGCAAGCATGGACATGGTCACACATCTACAAGGTGCGGACTGAAATCTACCTGTACCTCCCTGAGTTGATGGTACATTGCCAAGATGTTCTAAGCGTTCACTCGCAACACTATCTGAATGTGGTACGGCAGATATTCACTGACAACATGCAGAGGCGGCACAAGGTACTGAAACGCACACGGTCAGAGTTCCGTGGCCTCAGTCTGGCCTCCCACAAGCTGGAAGACATACTGGAAATGTCGGGAAAGATAAAGTTCAAGCGTGTGTTCGGGAAAGCATACCCGTACTCTGAAATGGGGGATATGTTAGAGCGCGGCCCCTTGGGAGTGGCATACGCAGAACTGACAGGAGGTTACCCCCATGTCCCACCGCGATGACTTGTTCTCAGACGAGCAGGTAGAACGTGCTAAGGGGAACCTTGCGCGTGTAGCCGACCTAGCTCAGCGCATGAAGAACTTGCCTGCCGACAAGGAAGAGTCACGCGAGTTAGTAGTCTCCGGTGTGATACGAGAGTCAAGGTCACTAGCTAGTACTATGGCCGATGACAAGCTTACCGAGACACAGGCTGCTGCTGCTATTATGTTGGGTAGGGGGTTACTGTATCAAGAGGTAGCTAACGCTCTGGACATAGATGAAATGGACATACATGAGTGGAATACTACAGTGCCTGATTTCCGTGGGTGGATAAAGTATTTCCGCAGGACAATGCAGGAGGAGCAATGGGGGTATGCTGTCCGTGAGCTGCAGGCATTGGCTGACCGTACTGATGATGACCGCACGTTGATGCGGCTTATCGAGACACGTCTGAAGATAGCCTCGAAGCCGGATGAAGAAGAACGGTTTGAGCGTGAACTTGCGCTGAAGAAGCGTGCCCAGGAAATGCGGGAGACGGAGACGGCACAACGTATCAAGCGTTCGTTTGATTTACCTCCTCGTGCGGTTATGCTGGATGTAGTAGATGGGGATGTAGAAGACGAGGAAGCTGCAGGAGGGGAAGATAGTGACGAGTAAGGGGTATGGTCACCTTTTGCCCAGAACTCGCTTAGAACGCTTCCTCGTGCCAGCAATCGGTATTGTGTGTGTGTAAGGGGCGTGTGATGCGACAATGACACTGACAGAGGCAGCGGAAACACTAGGTGTACATCAGTCTATGCTATCGCGGTGGGTTATTGCAGGGTTGGTGCGTCCTGCCGGGTGGATACATAAACAGGGCGAACCCATCAATGTGACAAACAAACACTTACGTGAGTTTGCCTTGATACGTGACTTGCGTGGTTCTGGTGTGTCAATCGGAGTTATCCGGGACGCTATTGACTTGTTGCGGACAATCAGCGCACAACCATTCCGCCGCGACCAGTTCATTGCTGTAGACTGGGAGAATGAGGCACTACGCGTTGTAGATACACAGGAAGTAATGGTGCTGTTGGATGGGGGACAAATGCTGATGCCTCTGCCCAAAGACCAGATAGCTTAGTCAGGGGTGTGCGTTATCCCACCTCGACAGAACCCCCCGTTTGCCTCCCTCAAGCGGGGGGTTTCATTATGTCAGCAGTCAGAACACGGGGCTTGCAATTGTGAACAGTATGTGGTATAATGTTGACTAATGCTTGATAAACAGCTACAAAAGAATAGAATACTCGTACCTTTTCGTAACGAAGGTGCGGTTATCCCCAAGTCACTTTTCAAGAACTATGGGCGTGTGTTGCTGCCCGAGAAATGGACACGTGCTGATTGGAGGGCATTGTCTAGTGACGGCAAGGTATTCCTCTACCGCTGCATAGCCGACTTTGGCTTCTGGTTCAGGTGGGTATTCCTCCCCCATAAGGCTGCTATGGAAGAGGGTATGACCGAAGAAGAGTTGAATACAATCTACAGTGACGGGCTGCCTGAGTTCATGACCGAGTACTTTTCTGACATACAGGCTGCTTGTCCCATGACGTTACTAGCTTCTGAAAACAAGCCGAGGCACAGTGATAAGTGGCGCATGTGTAGAGTGTTCGGTACTGGGATGTTCAAGTCTACCATCACCTGTGAAGCTTGGCCGATGTACCTGATAGGGTTGAACCCGAACGTTAGCATACTGTTAGCGGTGCGCACGAAGGATAAAGCGGAACGGTTCATAGATGTGGCCAAGAGTCACATTACCCGTAACGAACAGTTCAAGTGGGTACATGGTGCGTTGCGGCCCAGTGAAGGCAAGTGGCGCGGTGACTGCATAGTAGTAGAGAGGCACCAGGATAGGGTATCACCTACTCTAGAAATAGCGGGCTACGAAGGTGCTATCGAGGGTATGCGGTATGACATAATCATAGGCGATGACTTGGCTGATGTGACTAATACCCGTACAGAGGAAGCCTGCAACAAGCTGGTGGAGTGGGTAGACGAACCGTTATATAGCAGGTTGAATCCCAGACGGCGTATGTTCATGCTGATAGGTACTCCCCACAATGCTAATGACCTGTATGCCAAGAAGAAGAAGGAAGCGCAGATAGAAGGCACGTGGGACTACAAAGAGGTTCCGCTAGTACGGGCGGGTACATGGCCTCCGAAGAAGAAAGACCCGAATGGGCCGCTGAGTGTTGAGAACCTTATCATGCCGGAAGACATTGAGAGTGCATGGCCGCAGTGGTGGACGGTAGAGCATATTATCGAGGACTATGTGAACAGTCCTTCTGCGTTTGCCAGGACACGGATGTGTCAGGTACGCGACCCGGATAGCAAGTGGTTCCCGATGCACGTAGTGGAGGCGGCCAAGGCTGATGGTGGGATGCGGGATGACCATGAGCATGTCAAGCCGATACTATCGAGGTGGCCAGTCCAAGGGGGCATACCTACAGAAGGTACTGTGTTGTGGGATATGTACCACGGTGCAGGCTTTGATATAGACAGCATGTTACGTGTCATATCGGTAGACCTTGCGGCTACTGACCCGCGACCGGGTGCTGACCCCGACTACACTGTGTTTCAACTGTGGGGGCATGACCGGAACACACAGGCGCGGATTATCCTCAACCAGTTACGCAGGCAGACTGGCGACCCCAAAGTGATAGAGCAGAGCCTCCGAGAATGGGTACAAGCTTACCATCCGCACAAGCTACTGGTAGAAGCTAATGCAGTGGACAAGCTATATGCACGAAGCCTGCAGGAGGTAGTCGGTTGCCCCGTAGTGGTACGAGAGTGGAAGATGAACAAGTCAGACGAAATCCGTGCCTTCCGTGACCTTGTGGCCAGTGGTTTGGCTTGGATACCCTGGGCGCGGGACAACATGGCTACCCGCAACGTGTTTGAGTCGTTTGTGGCAGAGCTACACCAGTGGCCGGATACGGTACATGACGACACTTTGACTGCAGCGGTACATGCCTACACTGAAATGCGAGGTGGCGGGGGCAGTGCTACTGCACGTATCATAGGCGGTCATGAGCAGCTTTCAAGCATGGCACACCATGAAGTGGACATGAGTTTGGAAACACAAGGCAAGCCACGGGTATTTACTCTGACGCCACAGAAGAACGAACTGCTGCGGAAGGGTAACTCCGGCTTGAGAGAGTTAGTTAGTGCGAGGAGACGAGGGGGCATACTGAATGTCAAACGATAGCATAGACTTAGTGACGCGTGATGGTGTGCCTGTTGAGGGGCGTGTTATCAGCATGTCCCGTGGCAGCTATGATTCCCATTTGATGGGACACCTGGCATTGCTGGGCAGGATAACAGGTAGGGCGGCTAATTCTCTTTACAATGATGCCACCTTCTACAACAACTACAATCGTGAGCGGGTAACAATAGCACCGCCTATTCCCCTATCGTACTACATTTCACTGTACCGTAATGACCCCATACAGAAGGCTTGTGTTGACGCCAAGGTAGCGTGTGTAACCAGTCAAGGGTACAAGATACGCCCCCGTAGAGAAATGGCACTGGTAGACAACTCTACTGCTACTGCTTATGGTGACGAAGACCAAGACCCAGATGAAGAACAGAAGGCAGCAGTGATAGGTTTACTGGATGCCGGTCTACCCGATTACCCGCTAGTTCAGACGCTACAAGAGTTATGGCTTGATGTGGAGAGTACGGGTAATGGCTACTTGGAACTGACCCGCAATGGCATGGGGGAACTGGACAGTATTTACCCAGTCAAGTCTGCTACAATCGAAATAGTAGCAGGTGGGGATGGGTATATGCAGCATCGAGGGGGCAAGGCGCGGTTCTTTGCTAAGTATACAGGTGATGGTGGGCAAGCTGTAGCAATACGGGCACAGAAGACTAGCTTCACTAGGCCGGGTAAGCAAGGTGTACCTAGGGAGATACTGAGTGTGCCTATAGAGTGGGGCGATACAACTACCCTGATGCGTTCGTACAATCAAGCAGCCAGGCGGCTTATGGACAATCCCGAAGAAGGGGATACAGCAGTTACCCCAGTAAACGAAATAATGATGTTCAAGAAGCCGACACCGTTGGACACACCGTATGGGGAACCCGACATAGTAGCAGCGGTTTACGATGCGCTAGGTTCGGAGAGTGCGGCCCTGTTCAACCTCAACTACTTTGAGAACGCAACAATCCCTAGGCTTGTCATCATAATTGAGGGCGGCCAGATGTCGTCCAAGGTGGAAGAGCAGATACGTAGCTGGGTAGCAGAACAGTCGGCCCCAGATGTACTCAACCAAGTCCTGCTAATCGAGAACCCCGATGCTTCCACCAAGATACGCATAGAACCTTTGGGGGTATCCGAGCTACGTGATGCTGGCTTCCTGGAATACAGAGAACACTGCGCGGCCCATATTATGACTGCCAACCGGACACCTGCTTCGATAATCGGGTATGCGTCCAGCGATGCACGTTCGGCCAGTGTGGAGGCTAACCTGCGCTTCTTTGGTACAGTGGTCAGGCCCGGGCAGCGGCTACTGGAGTCGAGGTTCAACTATCTGTTTGAGCAGGAGAGGGGGGTAAAGGACTGGGTACTGGAGCTGGCCATGCCGGAGTTAGTCAGTCCGTTGGAGAGGGCGCAGTTCTTCGATACCCTGATTAGCCGAGGTGTAGTCACAGTAAATGATGTACGCAGGTTTTTCGGTATGCACCCGGTAGAGGGCGGAGACGAACCGTTCATACAGGTAGTGGGGCAAGGTGCGGTGCCTATCAAGTTTCTCGACAGAATAGTGGAAGCCAACATGAACACGAGTGGCAATCCGCTAATCGCTACCAGTGGGATGCAGACTCCTTCTGATGATGCGCCCGTAGCGAACCTGCCACAGGAAGCACAAGGCAGAGCAGGGGTACATGTAGATGCGCTGAGAAATCTTAGCCCGGGTGACCAGAACATGACCGTCATGATGATGGAGCAGCTAGGGGTAGACCCGAAGCTAGTACAGAAGTTACCGGGTGGGGGAGTAGATTCAGCGGTGAACAAGTCCATATAGTTTGTGACTTTAGTCACAGTTTAGAAACAAAGCTTGCAATGTTTTCGCAGATGTGGTATAATGGCAACTAGTAACGGTGTGTGGAGGTAGACATGGACGAGAAGACTGACAAGCCGGAAGAGGTTGTAGAGGAACCGATTGCTGAACCGAAGCAGCCGGGAGCGGATGAACAGGCGCCGAAGAAACCGGTAGTCCCCAAGCTACTACCTGAAATAGTCGAACCGAAGACAGGTGGCTTTCGGTTCCCGTTGGACTAGGAGGACAGTCATGGCGGAGAAGCCTGAGAAGAAGACAGTAGGTGGGTTTGAGTTCTAT